TCTCCATCGCGCGAATGACGGCGGTAATCGACGTGTAAGCCTGTTCCCCCGGAACGGGCTGGATCACGGCCCGCGCCTTTCCGCCCTCATCAATCCCTTCACGGTAGCAATTCACCAGCCTGCCGCTATGGGCAGCCGGGTTTGCTCCATCCCTCCCGGATTGGCCGAAGACCTGAAACATGGGCATCAGAAGAACTCGCCTTCGCCCGCCGCATATGCCTCGGACTCCGTAACGGTCAGGTCTCCGTCAAGGTCCTTGCTGTTCTCCCTGTCGTCGCTGAAGGCATAGGCCCGCAGGGACGCAACATAACGCGACCGAGGCCCGAACTGCCGTCCGTAGTGGTCCGCCACCTCTGCCGCCAGAATGCCGCTGAGAGGCAATAGTGCTGCGGTAGGTGTCGCAGAAAGCGCCCATGCGAATGTCGCGCCCTGAACTGCCTGAAACTCGGCAAACAGCGCGTCAAGCGCCGTCCCGCAGTAATTTTCCTGATCCGCCGTCATGGTTTCGTCTTCGGCAAGAACGCCGATCCGACGAAGCGCATGGGCGATAACGTCAGCCCTTGTCGGCATTCTTCGGACGCCCCGGCTTCACTTCTTCGAAATACGGCAGAACGGAGATTTTCGCCGCAAGATCAGCGTCTTCGACTTCCGTCGTCACGCCGCTCCTGAACGTCATGTGGCGCAGGGTGATTTCCCCCTCGCCAGTGAACCTGAATTTCATTGCCGATCTCCCTGAAAGGAGAAGGGGGCCGCGAAGCCCCCTTCATTATCGTTATGCGTCCGCAACCGCAGCGAAGAACCCGGTGACGATCCCGTGATCCTTCGTGTTGAAAACGGTCTTTTCGATGCCACGGCATTCTTCGATGCCGATGCCCGTCGCAAAGCCGTAGTCGGTTTCGGCCTTCTTGGTCGATTTCGGCTCCTGGCCCCACGCGACAACGACGGCCTGCGCACCACAGAGGTAGGCGGGGCCAACGTCGATGGACGAAGCGCCGACGCCCGTGAGAACCGGGATTTCCGGGATTTCGCGGATGATGACGCCATCATAGATCAGGTCGCCGTCCTGGAAGATCGGGTTGCTGTCCACGTCGCGCGGGCGGGCTTCACGGTTGGCCGTCTGCATCACCGTGTCGTCCTTCAGGTCGCGGAATGTCCGCGATCCCGTGAACATGACGAAGAATTCACGGCCCGAACCATCGTCCACCCGGATCGGACGGATGGCCGGACTGGCAGTCTTCGCCATGCGCTTCATCAGCGAAACGCGGGCGGCGGTCAGCTTGTCGTTGGTGCTGTCCACGTTCAGAAGCGAAGCCGAATGGTCGCGGGTCGCGCCGCCAGCCGGTGCCGTGGTCGAGATGTTCGAGCGGGCCGCGCCGTAAAGAATGCGGTCGTTGTTCGCATCAAGCCACAGGTCCTTCTGCGCTTCCGTCGCGGAACCGTAGAGGGTGCCCGAGATGGACGAAAGCGCGCCAATGATCCCGCTGCGAAGGCTGGCCATCGACCAGTCTTGCAGGATATCCTTGGCGGCTTCGCGCAGGTCCATCTCGGTCCATTGCTCTTCCGGCTTCTTGATCTCGACAGCGTTCCGCAGCCAATCGACGGTGACGGCCATGTTGTAGTTATTCATGGCCTCTTCGCTGCCGACCAGCGTCGAGGTTCCCGAGACGCCCGCGCCCGTAAGCTTGGTGATCAGGGGAATGTTGATCGTCTTCCCGCCCGACGTGAGTTCGTATTTCACGTTGATCAGGCTCATGGGCGAACGGCCCATGTAGGGCTTGAAGCCCGAATTCCGCACGTATTCGCGGAAGTATTGCGCATCCCACTTGGAGACGCGCGAGGCGGTTGCAAGGGTGGTGGTTGCCATAGCGGCTTACCTTTCCGATGTTACCGGGGGAAAACGTCCGTGAACGCCGACCCCGATGATTTGGGTTCACCCCCAGCCGAAGGCGCAGAGGCCATCGACGTTGGGGGAATTGCGGGTTTCTGTGGCGATACGGGTTGGGCTTGCGTCAGGCGCGACTGCACCTGTTGCTCGATCCATGCCTCGGGGTCCTCCCCCATGGCTTCAAGCGCCTTCTGTCGCTTCATGAACTTGACCGCCGAATGGAACGGAAGCGCCTCGCCCATCATCTTCTGGCTTTCGGCGGGATATTGGTCAAAGAAGGCGATAACCTCGTTGACCGTCTCCTCGCCAAAATCCTTGATGGCAAGAACGCGCGACATCTCAAGCTTTTGCGCCGCAAGGCGTTGCTCAATCTGCCGCTCCAGGGGCTGCACCCGCGCCGCAAGCGCGGCCTCGGGGTCGGTGAAGAAGTCCGGTTTTTCCTCGGGCTTCTGCTGCATCTGCTGAAGCATTTGCGTCAGGGCCGCGTTCTGCTTGCGGATTTCATCAAGTTCACGTTGCGCCGACTGGCGCTTTTCCCGTTCGTCCAGCAATGCCGTGATCGGAACGTCGTGGGGCTTTTCAGGCTCAGCCGCAGGCGGCGCGGCGGGTTCTTCGCCCTTGTCCTCTGGGGCGGCAGTCACTTCCTCCGGGGCTGGCTCGGCCAACTCCACAGGTTCTTCGGTGATCGCCTCTTCCTTCGGTTCTTCGTCCAGAAAGTCCAGTTTGTCCGCCATGGCGGTTGCTCTCCATTTTCGCTGTGAGTCACGTATTCGCCCGAAACCCGGCGTCGGTTCTGTGCGCCCTTACCCCGGCGGCGGGTCAGTAAATCCGCTGCACGAATGCGCGGCTCTGAATTTCTTCGGCGCTGGCCATATCCTTGATGGCTGCGGCCTCGTCGCGCTTCGCCTTGGCGGAAACTGCGACCTCTTCCATTTGCGCCTTGGATTGCATGGCCTGGCCCTGCGCCGCGATAGCCTGCTGCTTGTCCTGCTCCATACGCTCAAGCAGTTGCTGCTTGTTGCGAAGGCTGGACGCCTCGATAAGCGCCTCGGGCGGTATGGGGACGCCCTTGCTCACCATATCGGCCAACTGGGCGAATTCCTCCGCCTTGAGCGTCATAACGTCTGGCATGTCCTCAATCAGAATATCGAGGTCCATCTCCGCAACGTTATTTTCGACCATGGGCGCAATCATCGGGACTCCGCCGGGGCCAGCAACGACTTGCTTGCCGACGATACGGTTCAGCCCGACGAATTGCGCTGCGCCCATGTCGTCAGTCACGCGCACCCAACGCTCTTCGGTCCAGAATTGCTTGATCCTTGCCCAGATCGCGCGATAGACGCGCAGCGTCCAATCACGAAGCGCGTCATATACTGGGGCCAGTTCCGCGAAGCCCGCCTGTTGTTGCGCCATGATCGCGCGACCAGACTGATCCCCGCTCAACTGACCTAGCAGGGACGCATTTGGGCCGAGCATGTCGATTTCCGACTTTGCTTCCTGCAAGAGTTGGGCTTGCCCCGCCACCTGATCAGTTTGCGGCAGGACTTCGAACGGTCGGACGCCCGCGCGGGCGGCGTCCTCGAATGCCTCCATGTTCAGGTCAATGTGACCATCAGGCAAGGCAAGCTGGCGCTTCATCTCAGCAACGCTATCGACCGCGCCCTTAACCCCGACAGTTTGCCGCGAGTTCAGTTGATGCAGGAGTTTCGAGCGACGTTTGTTGATTTCGTCTTGCGCAGAAATCATGTCTCGAACAACGCCGTAACGCTGGTTTTCCCTGTCCACATAAGCCGAAAACAACTGCATGGCGCAGCACGGCTTGCCGTCCTCATCGCGGTAAGGCGAAGTCTCGTCGTAGAGAACGCCGCCGCCGCAGAAGATGGACAAGCGCCATTCGCCGTCCTTCATGTAATACATCTGCGCCACCATTACGCGGCGCTGCTGCTTGTCGGCCCAGCGAGACGCATTGGTCGCGGGGCGGTCATCAAACGTCGTCCCCGTCGCAAGCCCAAGCGTCTGGTCAAGCATCTCCTCAAGGTCTTCGCCCTGATAAATGGGCGCAAAGCGCGATTTTGCCGCGTCGAGGGTAAGCCACTTCACGCAGCCCATGAATGCGGCGTCAGAAAAGTCCTTTTCCCTCGAATGCGGGTCAAAGAAGATTTCTTCCCAGCGAAGACGATTGATGACGATTTCAGGTTTTCCGCGCCGCTCTTCGACTACGATCTCCGCGCCGCCATAACCTTCGATAAGGACGTTCTCGAATGCCAGCGACCGCTTCTGGTCAAAGCGGGTGTCGTCATCGACATAGACCAGGGCTTTTGTCGCGGCGTCCGCCGATTGCTCGTCTTGAGGATTTCTCGGGTGGGCGCGCGGGTCTACCCTGCCGCGCTGCTCAATACCCACCATCGCGTCCACCTTCCGCTTGATGCGGTTGATGGTGATGACGGGTTGCTTGCGCTTCTTGAGAACGGCGATTTCAGCCGCCGTCCACTGATAGCCGTCGTAGTAGTCACGATCCCGCTCCGACAGTTCGCGCGCGGTAACGGTCTCGTCGATGGCTGTCTCCACCATCTTCCGCAGTTTTTCGAGGGGATGACCGTTCATGCGACTTTCCAATCTTCCGCCTCGCCCCATCCGTCCGGGCGATAATCCATCGGACGCCCATATTCGCGCTCTGGCGTTCTCGGCTCGGGAAGCATCTTGCCTTTGCGGTGAAGCCCTTCGACCGCATATCTCAGCGCATCGATGCAGTGGTTGTTGGCGTCCTCTGGCGTCGGAAGGATGCCGCCTGTCTTCTTGTCCACCTTCCACGAATACGCCGCGAATTCACGCGCAACATTCGTGCATCTTGGGTGGATCACAATATCTAGGCCCTGCAAGAACGTTATCCCGTCCTCTACAGACCCCTTGCCCTTGGTCGCGCCATGCATCTTCTTGAAGCCATTGCGACGAAGGTAGTCGATTGTCTCAGGTCTGGCGCTGTCCGCCCTTGACGGCCACAGGTGGATTTCCGGCACCTTTGAAAGAAGGGAAGGCAGCGCCGTTGTGGCAACCCCGACTTCGACTGCCTCATGATCAATATACAGCGTCCGTTCACCAATGAGGCAAGCTCGCACCGCTGCGGTGGGGTCTTGCGAATATCCGAAGTCAACACCCGGATACCAGATCACGCGAGGCGGAGGAACCATCTCCCCGATCCGCCAGTTGCGGAAGACAAACTTATCAGAGCGGACGTTGTATTTGCCGTGCCAGACATGCTCGAACTGATCCCAGGCGTTCGGGTCAGACTGCATTCGGGCCATCGCCGTTGTCTTTGCCCGTTCGTATTCGGCTATCGCGGTGGCACCAGCGAACGGGTTGTCTGTGATGTTGACCTCCACGCAGAGGAAGTCGGAGTGGCCTGCGTTGTCGCGGAAGAACACATCAACAGGGTCTGTCTCGCTGTCCGGGTTCCACGCGAACCAGATTTCAGAGCCATCCTTGCGCAGCGTCGGCGTCAAAAGGCGGATGGACCTGTCGGAAAGCGCATTCGCCTCCTCCACAAAGGCCACATCGAAGCTTTCCAGCGACTTGATGCTGTCGGCGGTATGATCCTGCATACCTTCGAAGATTGCCACACCTGCGCCGCCTTGGCGCTTGATCAGACTCTCCTGAATGTCAAACAGGTGCTCAACACCCTGCGCCCTGATCTTGTCCTCCATCAGGGACTTCACCGAAAACCTGATGGATTTCTGTATCTCTCGGATGCAGACAACTTTGAGGTCTGGCTCCGCAGCCATTCTAGCCACAAGCAGCTCCATGAACTGATGTGACTTCCCTCCGCTTCGCCCCCCTTTGGCCCCCTTGTATCTGCGAGGCCCGATGAGCGGGACAGCCCAGCGGGCCACCTTGGGGCGGACAATCATCCTTCAGGCTTTTGCGGGTCAACGACCGTGTATTGAACGGCAGTCACCCCAAGCGGACGCTGCGGGTCGCCAGCGAGTTCCAGCTTGTCGCCATACTTCTTGGCGTTCATGCGCCCAAGGACCCATTTACGCGCGTCAACCTGAAGCCGCGCCTTTTGGATTTTCACTGCGTCGTCAGCCGCGTCGTCCGCGAGGTCAAGCATCTCATCGAAGATCAGATCGGCCCTTTGAGCCATGGCTCGCGCGTATTGTTCCGAGAGATCGGCGTCCTCCGCCACCCACAGCATAAACGTGCTGATCGCTGGCGTTCCAGGCTGGCCGCAGATTTTGCGCAGCGACTTCCCTTCGTTCACCCCGTCGATGACGGCTTGCGCTAAAGAACGTCGTTCTTCTGGCGAATATGCAGTCATAGGTATCAGCCGTTGATGTGGGCGACTTTCCAGCCATCTTCGAGGTGGCCGAATTCCCTTGTCTGCCCGTCAAGGAGGAAGTCATCGGACCCGACGGCGGCGGTGGGGTTGGCCCCGAAAGCCACCCATGCGTTTCCGCCTTGGCATGTGATTGAGCAAACTTCGCCGCGCTGAGCGGTGATTGACGTTTGAACGCTGCTGACGCCAGTCGTGACGTTTTGCTTGGCGCGGGGGATGGCGGCGGGGACGGGCGCGAAGCGGTCCATTGCTTGCCGGAACGTGATGTGGAGAACAGCCATTGTGTTGGCTCCTGTGGTTGTGTTTGC